ATGAACTTCACCAGTTTCGGGGCGATTGTATTCGCCCTTTCATTCACCTTCTTTGCACTCTTGCTTCCTTTCTGATGATGACTGACAAACTTGAAATGTTGACTGCTCGTGAACAACTAATGGAGGACATTGATGCGATTGTTGAGGAACATTCATATTACTCTAATATGAGTGCTGAAAAAACAGAAGATCTAATCCGTGTCCTGTGTGATGCTGTCTGCCGTAATTTCCCTTCAAACTGATGCCTTACACTGTTGAGATCACTGAAACTTACTACACCACAGTTTCTTTTGAAACTGAAGAAGAAGCAAAGGAGTTTATGGAAGAACCTAACTATGTTCTAGTTGATAGTTGGGAAATTGATACTGTCAAACTTGAACTTCTGGAGGGAAACTGATGCCTACCATTCAAGTCTACAATGTCAAGTTTGACACTACAGATGATGGGTTTGGTGATCTGTCTCTAGAAGAAACTCTGAAACTGGAGAGAGAGATTGAGGGTCACATCTTTGAGGTTGATGCTGATCCAGAACATTTCGTGGAGTTTGAGTATGAGATCTGTGAAGAGATTTCATCTGAAACTGGTTGGTTAGTTAATTCTTTCGATTACCGTCTCATTACCATTGGAAACTGATGACTGAAATGTTTTTTGCAAATGGTTCTGAACTTAATGAGTTTTTGTTTGATAAATGTCAACAAGACTCGGAATTGCTTGAGTTAATTATCAGTAAGTACACTTGCTCTTTAAGTGATAATCAACTGATTGAACTTGAAGATTTTCTTGTCAACAACTTTGGAGATGACTGAATTATGAACCGCAACGAACTTCAAGAAGCATACATCCATCAACTCATTGATGGTATGGATCACAAGACAATGTATCATTTTGTTTATGATACTTTGGATGAAAGTTTGGGTAAGTACAGTGAGGCAGAACTTATCACTGAAGTAGAAGATTATTACCCTGAACTTCTGGAGGAGTGACACTCTAAGAACCGGCACAAGGGGTCTTGTGTTCTCATAAGATCCCTGCAATACTTACATTGTTCATCACCGAACTCCAATGAACTACACACTCAAACAACTTCAAGATCGAGTCAACAAACTCATCGAACAACAAGGTGAAGATGCTCATTGTGCAGCATGGATTTACACCAAAGAAGATTGTTACATTGATGAGAATGATGATGGCAATCCTAACTATGTGGCACTGAATAATCCTGAATTGGCAGAAAGAATCTTCAATGATGTAGGAAACATTGACTACATTTATCAGGTGATTCAGGAATGTGTAGATGAAGTCACAGAGGAACAATTCATGGCAATTCAACAAGAACAGGAGCAGGACTGACGCATGTAGAACTGGCACAAGGGGTCTTGTGTTCTCATAAGATCCCTGCAATACTTACATTGTTCATCACTGAACCCCAATGAACTACACACTCAAACAACTTCAAGAAGGCGAAGAAGTTCTTCGGAAAGAATCTGTTCGTGTGTATCGCAATCTTACAAAAGGTTGCTGGTCGATTCAAAGAAAAACTCCAAAAGGTTGGAGAGTTTGGTTACATTGGGATTATGTTGTTCTAGACAATGTAACATTCAAAATCTCAAAGTCTGGTCAGAATAGAGTTCGTGAAGAGAAGAAGAAATATGTACATGCGTATGCTGAAGGTACACTTATGGCAAACACATTAGGTTGTAATGAGAAAATGATTCGTGTCAATTACAACCCTTATGTGAATGATAAGTTTACCACCAGAAATGGTGAAATTGATGATGCTAATAGAGTGTGGTTAACTCATAAAGGTGAAGTGTTTTGTGAGTGACACTCTAAGAACTGGCACAAGGGGTCTTGTGTTCTCATAAGATCCCTGCCATACTTACATTGTCCACCACACGCCACAACATCATGGGCACTCGTTCTCGCATTGGTTATGAACTCCCCGACCATTCTGTGGTCAGTGTCTACTGCCATTGGGATGGTTATGTAGAACACAATGGCAAAATTCTGGTTGAGCACTATCTGAACCGCGATGATGTCAAAGAACTCATTGATGGCGGTTCGATGTCATCTCTTCGCACTGAACAACTGTGGGTAACTGCAGCAGTACGTGATGAGGAAGGTAAGATTGTAGAGGATGAAAATGGTGAATGGATCTATTCTCCCACCCGTGATCCTCAACCTCTTTATCACTCTGAGCGTGGAGAAGAGGTTAGTATTCAACACACCAGTTTCGATGAGTTTGTCTCAGGAGATCTTGGTGGTGAAGAGTACGCCTATCTTTATGATCTGAATGATAACTGGAAGGCATTCAAGATTAACTGGAGAGGTCCGGTGGAGCGTGTGGAGATTCCCAACTATGTGACGGGCTGATAAGTGTCACAAGGGGTCTTGTGTTCTCATAAGATCCCTGCAATACTAAGTATGTCCTCAAGGGAACTCCACCAATGACCAGCACCTACCAGACCAATCTCACCGACCGTACCTACAATGGTTGGACCAATTATGAAACCTGGAACATCGCACTCTGGATCCAGAATGATGAATCAATCTGGAATTATGTTTGCGATAATGATGTTTGCTGCTATGAGGAACTGGTTGAAGCATTTTATGATTACGGTTCCAAAGAGACTCCTGATGGTGTAAAATGGGATGATCCTAAGGTCAATTCTGCAGAACTAAATGCTGAAGTGTTCGATTGCTGATCTGGCACAAGGGGGTTGACAAGGGTCGATCCCCATCCTACAATAAGAACAACAAGAGGAACGGCAGCGCCTCTCTAAAAAGACTCCAATGTCAAACTGCTTTTTTAATTATGCAAATCCTTCCTTTTTCTTCCAGTGCCGTTGAGAACATCAGTGCCACTGATGAAGATGTCACCATTACTTTCAATGGTGGTCGTGATTACACCTATGGTGTCGATAGTGTTGAAGAGTTCGTGAGCGATCTCAACAATGTTATCAAGACTGATGAATCGGTTGGTCGTTTCATCAATCAGCAGATTAAGACTGAGCGTCTGCAACAACTGGTTGCTGCCTGATCTAGTCTAGATCTTTAGACTAGAAGTCTAGTCGAGATGTGCCAGTCATCATACTGGCACATTGATCTCGTCGAGAGCATCAGTCATCCATTACACTAGATTCATCTCGACGAGATCATCACAATGAAAACAATCAAAGTCAAACCAATCTCGAAGAAAGCAAAGAACAGGTTCTCGAACCTTATGGGCAAGAACGAGACCTGTATCATTGAACAACATAATGATTCCGTTATGTTCCTGGCATCTATGAATCGCAAACATTTCTTCTGGATGCAGGTTGACAATGACCCAGACTGGATGATACAATAACTGCAATGGAGGAAGAGGTTTGCCTCCACTTGATGTAAAGTTACCTTGCGAGAACCGTAACTGATAATCATAGCATAGGTGGGTTAGGTTACGTGGGTTCCTGGTGGTGCGGGAACCCATTTTTCTTGGTAGATTATCAGGCAATAAAGACTCTACCTCCATCCTATCACACCACTGCCAGTGTCTGTGGTGTCAAGTGGACACTTCATAAAGTGGCATTATCATAAAATCTTTAATTATTTTATTGCAGGGTGGGTGGCGACCTTTTTCGTCCTCAAGGCGACCCTGCCTCTCCTCCTGTTGTTATCAATAGTCTACAGCATCCTATGGGTCTGGCACGGTGCTGCTGGGACACTTATGGCACTGGCACAGAGGTGCTTGTACTGCCCGGTTCTGCTGGGGCATTATTCCGTCAACGGCGCACCACTGACGCCGACAACCCAACACCCCCACCGACCAATGCAAACCATCCAATTGACCATCAACGGCAATCAGGTTCAAGGCGATGTTGAACAGATCGCTAAGATCCTGGGGATGATGACAGAAACCGTCATCCAGCAGGTTGATGCTAAAGATGAAGAATTGCTCCCGTTCAATCAATTCTCCATCAAGGAATTGACGCCTCATTTTGGTCAACAACTGGCAGAATCTATTGTTGACAAACTGGAGAAGTGCGCTAAGATGCATTTCCCAGACTTCCGTCATTTCATTGGAATGTACCAGAAAGTTGGTAACATTGAACAGCGCCAACTTCTCAAGACAATTAGTGCAGTCTACCGTCTTAAGTTTGGTCATTATGCTAATGCCCAATCCCATAAGTCTTCCCTGCGTAGTATCATCAAGTATGCCTCAATCTGCCCGCATTGTGGCAAACTTGCCCAGTCATTCATTGTCCGTCTGCAGAAAGAAGGTTTGATGTGACAATCTAATAACTGGCACACTGGGCAGGGTGATCGCTCCATCCTGCCCTTACACTTAGGAAGTCCTCAACCACACCCGACCAATGCGTAAGATCGAACAGCGGATGAATGCTGCCATTATCGGTGAGATTAACTGGCAGGAAGGCAACACTGCAGTTATTAAAAATGAAGACTGCACTGAAGTGTTCCTTCACGGCAACAAAATTGCCGAAATTGGATACACCTATGTCCAACTCTTTGATGGTGGACATCGCACAGCGACTACAAAGTCGCGCCTAAATGCAATCCTTAAGGTGCATCGCATCGAGGGTGAATGTGTCTTCCAGAAAGACTTCGAGTGGTTCATTCATAAGTTTGTTGGGCAGGCAGGGCAGAGTAAAGTCTACAACAAGTGCGACTTTAAGAATGGTTTCATTCTCTCTTGATCTGTGACAGTCGGGGAGGTGTCCACCATCTCCCCATTCACTGTCAGGATTCTGTATCTTAAGGAAGTCAACCACACCCCACCATGATTAACTACACCTGGGCAGACAATGCGCTCCGTTGCGCCGCTGCGCGGATCCGGACACTGCGTCCGGTCGAGCACTACAGTTGGGCGCATTATCGCATGAAGCGCGAGCGTGAGACTCTCAGCGCCCTGTACGATCATTATTGGGGTGGAGTGCGCCGGGAGTGGGAGTGCTGATGCACCTACGGGCACCCGTCAAGGGTGCCCTTGATCTGCTACACTGAACACGTCGTCAACCACCACCATCGACCATGCCTGCCATCGCTTCCCGCTACACTGTCAACTGGAATAATGGAACCCAGTGGGCATCAATGCCTGAACTAGGTGCATCCTATTCTGACCCTATTCAATTCTGGACGGTAGATAATTACCGCTACACTGTAACCTTCAGAATCGGTGAGGGTAGAACCTTAGGGTTATTGTTTGCAGAGGTTGAGCAGATTAACCCGGACTTTATGTCACAAACCATGCACTATTGCTTCGGGCAATTTTACAGTAACTCTGGTGCATCTAAGTTTGCACAATTCGCAATGGATCACTTTATTGAGACTGAAACCTGGTCAGTCTGCCCGTGGTTTGAGGCAATCGACTGGATTGATGGCACCCCATACACACTAACAGGTGATGAACTTGTGAGTGATTTTTAACACATAGAGGGGCAATCTTTGCCCCTTATTTTACAACAATTCAGTAATTATTTCAGCGCAGGATAGGTGACTTGTTTTGTATCAATGCGGCGCCCCCGCTCCCCCTGTTTGTTGTTCATAGTCTAATGCCTGCTGATGCTGCTATGGGGTCAGTCGGGACAGTTTGGCAACTGGCACAACCTGACTGGTCAGTGCCGCCCTGTGCCGTATTATTAGATCAGTTCACACCAACCACCGATGAAACTTCCTTCTGTTCTGATCCTGGTGCTTTGCACCTATCTCATAGGCGATCTGGCGATCGATGCTGTCAAGGCAGGCGGTCAGCAGATGCGCGAGCAGATCTGCACAACCCGCTGATTCTATGCTACACTAATCCCAGTCAACCACCACCGACCGATGACCAATCTCTGCCCGTTCCTGACCGATGCCCAGGTTGAAGACCTGGATGCCTTCGGTATGATCGACCTGGATGATGCCATCCTCGACTCTATGATGCGCTGGGCATTCGGGGACGATGCTGAAACTGACACACTCGTGGGCGACTGATCGCCTCGATCGCTTACACTACATTCAACCGGGCAACGGACCCGAACCACACCCCGGAGAGACCAATGAACGTCAACACTCAGCACTGCCCCGGATCCTCCATCGAGGACCAGTTCCGCGCCAGGATCGCCAACCGCTCCAAGCGTCGCCCGTCTCAGGTGCCTCAGGAGTGGCAGAGCACCTTCACGCCTGAGGAATGGGATCGCTTCACGTCCTACAGGTTCCAGACGTGGCACAGTGAGGGATGGACGCCTTCTCCAGAGCACTGGATCGAGTCCAATCGCTGAACCGTCCACTGGGGGGATCAACTCCCCCCTCTCACCTGCTACACTGAGCAAGTCCCACCGCACCGCTTTCAATGGAGATCATCACCAACCACCAACCACGTCCCGCAGACTGCGGCATGTACTTCGGCGCTAGTTTGCGACAGAAACTCCTTGCTGAGTTTGATTATCTTAGTGAGGAAGAGTTTGATGCTGCTGAGTTTTTTCAGTATCGTGGAGTTTGGTATCACGTCGGGGAGTTTCTTCGCTGTGCTGCTCAACAGTTTCCCGGATGGGATGGGTATCACTCAGACTCCTACTTTAGTGGGATTGTGATCAAGTATCTTTATGGGGAAGGTGTTATTGTCGGGAGGTATTGCTGCTGAGTTATTGATAAGAATCTCGACGAGATACACATACAACATCTAGATACACATTCATCTAGATTCTTATCAACTTCCTTTTCAGGTGTGTTTGTGATTCTTATGATCGGTGGTGTGGTTAATTCTAATCACAAACACACCTCAAAGGGCAGTTAATTCTTATTACTTTCCAATCCTTATTCTTCATTGATTCTTATTACTTTCCAATCCTTATTCTTCATTGATTCTTATTACTTTCTCCCAGCATTTAGATTCTGCCTCCATCCTAGCACACTGCACCCTCAGGTTCCGGTGTCAAGTGGACACTTTACAAACTGGCACAGCACCACTGCAGACTCTATCTCTATCCTAGCACACCGGCAGCGATTATCAGGTGTCAAGTGGACACTTTACAAACTGGCACACCTTAAAATTGTGATAAAAATTAACATTATTTCATTGCAGGGTGGGTGTCGATCTTTGTCGTCCTCAGGGTTACCTCACCCCTCTCTCTGTTTGACTACATCCTAACCTGCCGCCTGCCGCATCCGCGCCTGCCGTTGTGCCACTTTCTATTCTGGTTTTTGTATCAACGGATACTTGACGCTGGTGCCGATCTGTGGGATCTTTAAGGGGTCGTCAACCACACCACCGCGATGCAACTTGAGATCAACACCTATGCCATTGAAGCACTGAAGCAGGCGTTGCAAGAGTCCGATTCCTTGTGGGAGGATCGGATCCAACAGGCGCTGCGCGGAGAGCGTCCTAACCTGAGCGTCGAAGGCGCCAGGATGATGCAGGATGACCTTAGGGAGATCCTGTCTCAGATTAGGTGGCAGACTGGTGGGTGATCCCACACGGGGGTTGCACACGCGACCCCCATCCTGTAGACTTTGGAAGAACACCGCAACCGCCTCATGACCATGACCTTCACCGAATCGCTTCTCACCACCGCAGACGCCAACGGTTGCATCGCGTGGGTGAAGGCATACATGGTCGCTTGCGACCATGGACTTCGCCGGGAGTTTCAGGACTCTTATGGGCGATCGTTCGCCGCTTGGGGGTACACTGGCGTTGATGCCGGGGAGTTCCTAGTGTGGTTGGGGTACTGATCCCCACACGGGGGCGATCCTATCCACGGGTCGCCCCTATTCTGTGGTAGGATATGGGAGACAAGCGAAGCAGCGGGGGCGCCGCGATCATACAAAACAAGTCACTTACCCTGCCGTACAATAATTATTAAAATTTTTGACGTTTGTATCCATTGCTACTTGACGGGATCGGCATTCTGTGGGATCTTATGGGGGTAGTTCGCACACCACCGCGATGACCCACACCGCCACCGCCGCCGATCGCGTGATCGATCGCGCCATCGCTGGACTCCATGCAATCAACCCTGCCGCCGCTGCGCGGTTGGAGTATGACCTCGCCTGTGAGGGTCAGGAGATGACCGTCACCCGTAAGGGTGAGGTCGTGACCTTTATCAGCAACCTCAGCGATGCTGAGGCGGTTGCCGCGCTTGCCGGGATGCGGTCATCGTTCGCGCAATCCCTCTATCGCTCCCGTGGGCGCCTCAGCGCCAAGCAACTGGCATGGGCGCATTACCTTGCCAGCGAGTCTCAGACACGGCAGAGCGCCTCAGAGGATCCTGCAGCACCGTCGCAGTTCGAGGCATTATTCGCTGCCTTTCAGGCGGCAAGGGACAAGGGTGCCAAGCGCCTCACCCTGAGATTCGCAGGCATCAACGTCAAACCTAACAGGGCAGGTGATGCCTTATGGGTCACCTCTCAGACTGAAAGGGAGGAAGGAAACTACGGTCTCCAACCCAAGTATCTTGGTAAGGTAACACCTAATGGGATGGATTCCCGCCTCGGGGATGACATTAAAGCGGTGCTGATGGAGGCAGCACAGGATCCTCTCACCGCAGCGATTCGCTACGGTAAAGAGAGTGGAGAATGCTCATGTTGTGGGCGGGAACTAACCGATCCGCGATCGATTGAGCGCGGGATTGGACCTATCTGCGCCGCTAAGTTTGGGTGGTGACTGTAACTTATGGGGGGGCAATCTGCCCCCTATGAGTCTTATGGGGCAGCGATTCGTGCGTGCGTGACAGCAGTTCGTTCGTTCGTTCGCCGCCCCGTATCTAAAATCGATGGGTCCCTTTAAGCTATAAACGACCCAGATCGACCTGTTTATATAAGGATCAAAAGATTTATAAAACCCCCCACCCCCAAAGACTTATAAAAACCTCAACACATAAAAACCAAAATCGAAATAAAAAATACCATCAAAATAAAAAAATTCCGCGAAAATTTTTTATCATATGAGGTTTTAATAAATATCTAAAAATTGCTGATATGAAAACCTTTAAGGAGTTTATTTTAGAAGCACAGAAAAGAATTCGAATGCAAAGGTATTATCATGGTACACCAGAATCTTCTGCCGATAAAATAAAAAAATCAGGATTTAAAGGTTCTGAGGTTCATGCATCAACTTCTGCCCGAACTGCTGATGCATTTGGTAAGAGATACGGGAAAGATACAAGAACTATTTCAATTCGTGTTCCTTCTAATTCAAAAAATGTACAAAAAACATCGGGACAAAAAGGTGTTGATGCCTGGGGAAGAAAACACCATTCGGTAGTTATGAGTCCTGAATATGCAACAAAACATATTACAAAAACCCCAACAGTTCCGGCACCAAAAGTTCCAAAGAAATATAAAGATCTTTCTCCATTTAAAAAAAGAACCAAAACACAACCAAAGAAAAAATGAAAACCTTCTCTCAGTTTATAGAAGAAGCAAAAAAAGCAAAACCCCCAGAAGAAGTTCTCAACAAAATCTCCCGTGCTTATGGTAAAAAGCACAGAGGAGTTAATCTTGATACATCACATTCATCCTCTGGTGATATTCGTCTTAATAATATTTGGTTGCCCCCAGAAAAAAGAAATCAAGGAATTGGATCTCGTATAATGAAAGGATTATCATCTTATGCAGATCGTCAAGGAAAAAGAATTACGCTTAATCAGGCACCAGAAAAAGGAAAAAAGCAAAAATTAGCAAACTTTTATAAGTCTCACGGGTTTGTTCCTAATAAAGGAAGAAATAAGGATTTCACAACTAGAGATACTCATATAAGAAATCCAAAAACATAAATCTCATATATAAAATCGTTGTTGAATATACAAATATGAAAAAAAATCCCGCAGAAAATTTTACACCCCTAGAGGTCGATCCAATTTCTGGGGAATCTTATCTTACTATTCCTCAATGGATTTGTGATGAAAAGCAATGGTATGAAGGAACAGAACTCAATATTGAAGTTGAAAATGATTGTATCATTATCAGAGAGATCATAGATTGACACCTTATAGATAATATGGTAGGATTGATTTGAATACTACCCATTATATTAATCAAGTTATTGGAGAAAATATGGCAAAAGGATTCACTGTAAAAGCAAAAACGCCCAAACCTTCTGAATCAGTAGAAGAATGGGATTATGAAAAAGCAAAAGAAATGGTCAGGGGAAAGGCAATTGTCTTTTGCCTTCCTGGTAGAGGAGTCTCATATACTTACCTGAAGAACTTTGTTCAACTTTGTTTTGATCTTGTTCAGGCAGGTGCAAGTATTCAGATCTCACAAGATTATTCCTCAATGGTTAATTTTGCCCGTTGTAAGTGTCTTGGGGCAAATGTACTCAGAGGTCCAGATCAACTTCCTTGGGATGGAAAACTTCAATATGATTGGCAACTTTGGATTGATTCCGATATTGTCTTTAATACTGAAAAGTTCTGGCAATTGGTTCTTATGGATAAGGACATTGCCTCAGGATGGTATTGCACAGAAGATGGGCGCACGACATCAGTGGCACACTGGATGGAAGAAGAAGACTTCCGTAATAATGGCGGTGTTATGAACCATGAGACCCTAGAGAGTATCTCTAAGCGTCGTAAACCATTCACTGTGGACTATGCAGGGTTTGGATGGTTACTCATCAAGAACGGTGTCTTTGAGCACGAAGATGTGAAATATCCTTGGTTTGCACCTAAGATGCAAGTCTTTGAGTCTGGAGAGGTTCAGGATATGTGTGGAGAGGATGTAAGTTTCTGCCTGGATGCAAAGGAAGCAGGATTTGAGATTTGGTGTGATCCTCGCATTCGCGTCGGTCACGAAAAGACTCGCGTGATCTGATACCAATGGCAGAATATTACAGTATTTTAGAGAATGGTAAAGTATTATATAAAAACCTTTCTCAAGACGAATACTTTGATATAATGGAGAACCTGTCAATTGAATTTTATCAGACAGGTTCTCCAAAACCTCAAGATCTTGAAACAAAAATTACGGAGTATTAAATCTTATGGCAGTACGATCGAAAGTGGGTCTTATGAAGGACGGCTTTATGCCAGGAAAACCGAAGAAGACTCGTCAAGGAAATGGAAAGCACACTAAGTATGCTTCTTCTTCTCGTAATGGGAAGCGTAAGATGTATAGAGGACAAGGTAGAAGATGAGCTGTTTAATTACCAATTTGCCTTCATATGAAATATGGGTTCGTAAAGAATATCTAACCGATCATCAAAGTGGGCACGGGGAATTTACAAAGGGCGTTTGGGTTTCGATTAAGTCGATTCCTGGACGCGCTTTTTATTTTGAGACCTATTTGCCAGAATACGCAGCAATGTATGATAAATTGCCAATTAGTGCCTTTGTCTCAAAACCAAAAAAACCAGATCCAGATATGAATTTGCCAAATTTGCAATTTTGGAATTGTATGGATTATGGAGTTGTGAGTATTGAAAAAAAGTTCATTGGATCAATGGATTTTGAATGTTATACCAGAGATTATGGAACTCAAAAAGGAACATATATTTGTACAATCGATAATTATCATCATGATCCAGATTATGTTGATTGGGCAACCAGCGAAAATCCCGCAGAACATAAATCTCACAATCTCATTGAATTAAATAATGGACAATATGCACTTTATCCAAACAATCGCCTCAGAATTTTTGATAATAGTTTAACTCCAGAAAATCCCAAAAATCCAGATTTTAAGGTTTCCACACAATATTATCAGGTTGAAAATAGTTTTGATCGTCTTGGAATGGGGAATGAAGATAATTATTTTTGGAAAACTGCAAAAGAACAAAAAATAAATAATCAAAAGGGATAGAAACCCCTATAAAAGTTCTGTTTTTTTATAAACAGGAGAAAAAAATGGGTAATTCGCCAGTTGATAGAGATAAAAAATATATGAGAGAGGTATGGGGGACCACAAGTTTAACCTCAGATTATTGGTCCTTACCAAATAAAACTGAAGATCCTGAAGAAAGAGTGCTTCAGGAAATTATGCACGATGATATTAAAAAGAATCAAAAAAATCTTCAAGAATAACTTATAAATAAGTTTAAGAAAACTCTGACTACAATGGCAATTAGGAGGATATCTAGAGCATTTAAAGATATTAGTTTATCATTTGAACCACATCCAATTACAAATGATCTTCCTATATTGAAAAATGAATCTGCAATTCGCAGATCGGTGAGGAATATTGTGCAAACAATACCAACTGAAAAATTTTTCAATTCCTCTTTTGGTTCTGATGTGAGGTCAAGTTTATTTGAATTTGTTGACTTTGGAACTGCATCCGTAATAAGTGATCAAATTGAAATATCAATCAATAACTTTGAACCAAGAGTTGAAAATTTGCAAGTTGAAGTTCAACCACTGCCAGATCAAAATGCATTTAATGTCATTGTAGTTTTTGATATTATTGGTCAAGAGTTTCCAACCCAAGAATATTCATTTCTACTAGAGGCAACAAGATAAATATGCCTTTTACAAAATTTACAAATCTAGATTTTGATCAAATAAAAGAATCCATCAAAGATTATCTGCGTGCAAATTCAGATTTTACTGGATTTGACTTTGAGGGTTCTAATTTTTCAGTTTTAATTGATACTCTTGCATATAATACTTATATTACTGCATTTAACTCTAATATGGTTGTAAATGAGTCTTTTTTAGACTCTGCAACATTAAGAGAAAATGTTGTTTCTCTTGCAAGAAATATTGGATATGTTCCAAGATCTAGAACTGCAGCAAAAGCAACAATATCATTCACTGTTGATGCATATGGAACAGAAACTCCTACAATGGTCCTTAAAAGGGGATTAGTTTCTGTAGGTGATATTGATAATACATCTTATGTTTTTTCAATTACAGAGGATATTCAGGCACCTGCAGAGGACATTAGTTTCGATTCGGGAGGAAACACTATAAATGCCAGAAGATCGACATTTAGCAATATAGAAATACATCAAGGAACATTTTTAACTAAACAATTTGTTTATGATGGGTCATTAGATCAAAGATTTATTTTAAATAATTCATTTATTGATACATCAACAATAAAGGTTTATATAAGAAAAGAAAATGAAGTTGGATTGGGTGTAGAATATAATCTAGTTAATGATATATTTAATGTTGATGGAACTTCTTTAATATATCTTTTGCAGGAAGTTCAAGATGAAAAATATGAATTATTATTTGGTGATGGTTTAATTGGTAGGAAATTAGAAACTGGAGAAATAATAACAGTAAATTATATCGTTACTGATGGTAGAGATGGTAATGGTGCTGGAGTATTTTCTTTTTCTGGAAATTTAGTTGATGATCTTGGAAATTCATTAAATCCTCAACCATTCACAATAACTACAAACTCATTTGCACAAAATGGTTCTGATATAGAATCAATAAATTCGATAAAATATTATGCTCCGAAGATATATTCAACTCAAAATAGGGCAGTAACTGGACGTGATTATGAAGCGATTATAAAAAAAATATATCCAGATACTGAATCCGTATCTGTTGTTGGTGGTGAGGAATTAGATCCGCCTGAATTTGGAACAGTTCAAATATCAATTAAACCTAGAAATGGTAATTTTGTTTCCGATTTCAATAAATCAAGAATATTATCTCAATTGAAGCAATATTCAGTATCGGGAATAAATCAAAAAATTGTTGATCTTAAAATTTTATATGTCGAATTAGATTCTTTTGTATATTATGATGATTCTAAAGTATCAACAGCAGAGACATTGAAAACAAAAATATCAAATTCTCTAACAGATTACTCTAGATCATTAGATGTTAATAAATTTGGTGGAAGATTTAGATATAGTAAGGTTCTTAGAACTATAGATGATACGGACACTTCTATTACATCAAATATTACTAGAGTAAAGATAAGGAGAAATCTTACGGCATTATTAAATCAATTTACACAGTATGAATTGTGCTTTGGAAATCAATTCCATGCTAATGAAAATGGATTTAATATTAAATCAACTGGATTTAGAATTTCTACAGATCCTGATTTGGTTTATTTAACTGATGTACCAAATCAAGATATGAAAACTGGGACATTATCAATTGTTAAGAATTTGGGTGATGGATCTGTTCAAGTAGTGTCCAAGTCTGCAGGTATTGTTGATTATATTAAGGGAGAAATTAATTTGGGGACTATTAATATTGTTTCTACATTAAAACCAAATAATATTATTGAGATACAAGCATTTCCCGAATCTAATGATGTAGTTGGACTTAGAGATTTATATTTACAATTAGACATCTCTAAAAGTAAAATAAATATGATAAAAGATGTTATCTCATCCGGAGATGAAACTTCTGGTACAGTATTTGTAAGAGATTTTTATACATCTAGTTATTCAAACGGACAATTAATTAGAGAGTAATATGATACAAACTGGAATTGAATCTAGAGTTAAGATTCAGGATATTATTTCCAATCAATTGCCAGAATTTATTTTGGATGAAAGTCCAAAAACAGTGGACTTTTTAAAGCAATATTATATTTCTCAAGAATATCAAGGTGGTCCGATTGATATTGCTGAAAATTTAGATCAATATTTAAAATTAGATAATTTAACTCCTGAAGTTATAGTCGATAATACTACACTATTATCAGGAATTGATACAGATAATGATGTAATAAATGTTTCTAGTACAAAGGGATTTCCTCAAAAATATGGATTATTAAAAATCGATAATGAAATTATCACTTATTCTGGATTAACTACCAATACTTTTACTGGGTGTATTAGAGGATTTAGTGGAATAACAACATATCATCAAGATTTAAATGAAGGTGAATTATTATTTTCACAATCGGAAGCAGCAAGTCATAGTATTAGTTCAAGTGTGCAGAATTTAAGTTCTTTATTTTTAAAAGAATTTTATAAAAAACTGAAGTATACATTTGCTCCAGGATTTGAAGAGAGAACTTTCGATTCTGATTTAAATGTAGGAAATTTTATTAAAGAAGCAAGATCATTTTATGAGGCAAAAGGAACTGATGATTCATTTAGAATATTATTTAATGTTTTATATGGAGAAACCTCAAAAGTTATTAATTTAGAAGATTACTTATTAAAACCATCTGATGCTGAATTTATAAGAAGAGAGATAATAGTTGCAGAAGTAATTTCTGGAAATCCACTATCTTTAGTTGGACAAACAATATTTAAAACAGATGATACATCAACAAAAGCATCAGTATCATCTGTAGAATCATTTACTAGAAATAATATCCAATATTTTAAATTAGCACTATTTGTTGGATATGATGATGAAAATCAAATTGAAGGTATATTTAAAATTACCCCAAGTACTAAATGTTTAGAAAGTGTTGAACCTGGTTCTGAAGTAATTTCAGTAGATTCTACAATTGGTTTTAGTAAAACTGGAACTATTGTTTCTGGAAACAATACAATTGAGTATACTGATAAAAATGTTAATCAATTCTTAAATTGTTCTGGAATAATTGAAGAAATATTACCTACGGATAATATATTTTTATCAAATGAAACTTATTTTGGATATGAAGATGGAGATTCTAATAAAAAGGTTGAATTAAGATTGACTGGAGTATTATCAGATTTTGAGCAAATATCTACTTCAATACTTGTTGATGAAGGGCAAATATTGACAGTAAAAAATCTTGGAGATAATATAAAAAATCCAGAATCAAATAAAACATATAAAGAAATATTTGCAAATTCTTGGATTTATAACACTAGTTCTTCCTTTGAAATAGAAAACTTTTCAGGATCTAATGTAATATTAAAAGGTACGGTTGACATATCCCAATTAAAAAAAG